TACCAGGCTACGAACGCCAGAGAGCCTACGTCCTGGAGCAGGCAGAGCTGGTGCTGATTTGCCTCAACGGTGACTACAACGGCATGGCAGCTCTCAAGAGCATCTTCCAGGGCCCCATGATAGGGTTTGACTGATGCTCTGCCCCATCTGCCATGGCAAGGGCTACGTCCTGACACCAGAGCCCGACCAGTGCCCTGCATGCGGTGGTTGGGGTTATAGGCAGCCCTCTTGCAAGGTTCCCAAGAAAGTCTTACAAAGAAGGCATCATGAACACGTTAGAGGGAACAAGACTAGATTGGGTGTTAGACACCCTTGACAGTTGGATGTCAGACACAGATAATTGGGAGGGCGGTTGGAAGAAGATAGCTTCTAACCGTCTCCTTCCATTTTACCACCATGCCTAAAGGGTCACTCACTCAGTTCAATCAGAGAATGCCCGACCAGGGTCTCAGGAACTACGACGGCACCCAGATAAAGGCTAAGGACCCCAAACGATACGACTGCATAGTCAGAGCTATCAGAGAGGGTATAGGGCATGAGAGCATAGCCAAGATATTCGGAATAGGTCAGCAGACCGTCTCTGGTATCAGCAGTAAGGAGAACCTACCTGCACACTCTCAAGAAGCTCTGATTCACAACCTTAGGCAGACAAGGGACCTGTGCCTAACCAAGTTCAAGGAGGCCGTCCAGGCAGATGAGGTGAAGGCTGATAAGTTACCCGTCGCCATCGGCATCTTGACTGACAAAGAGGTCCAGGTTCAGGGCTTACCCAGTGCCATTGTGGCACATACATCTGTCTCCATTGATGGGAAGGGTCTCCAGGAGCTGATTAAAGGGGCAACTAAGGACTCAAATGTCATAGATGCAGAGGTCGTTGAACCTAAGTCCTTACAGGACAACAATCATAGGTAAACCACTTAATTATACATAAGAAGTATTGTGCGAAAGAGTGACTAACACCGCACCAAACAAGGGGGCGGGGGGGTCACTAACTTGCCAGGGGTAGCGATATTGAAACGCATCTCCCCAGACACAGCAAATGACAAAAGGGCCCCTCTCTTTGACATTTAAGAGGGGACGCTAAATGTCAAAAACAGACTGACCATGGAAGACCAACCTAAGAAGCGCACCCGAGGCAAACCGGGCAAACGACGAACCATGTTGGAGTCACCTGACCTCCGCTGGAAGGCAGGCAGGGAGAGTAAAGTGGGCAAGGTCATTGGTCACCCGCTCAACAGCAGGCTCATAGAGACCGACTTGGGGCTGGTCCATGTAAGTGATGCCCGGTGGTTCCAAAGAGGGCTCCAGGTGCCTGTCTGGTGCGAACCTGGGGGCAAGAGGATGTATTGCAAGGGAAGGCCCAGACAGTTGAGCCGGTTTTAAGACGTAATGAAATGGACACCACACCCTGTTTACTCGATACCGACTCAGTCTGAGGTCAAGGCCCTGGCAACCCAGGGCACCCTGGAGGAGTATTACACCAAGAGAGAAGAGCTTATCAGGTTAGAGGAGGCTGACCCTTACCTGTATGGGGCTGACCACCACAACACTGAGGGTATTTTTGACCACTGGAAGGACGTGGACAAAGCGATGGAAGACCCATCCATCGACATCATCTACATCTTCGGTGGTAACAGGGCAGGCAAGTCCAGATACATGGCTTCCAGGGTGATTAGAGCCATGGTGAACAACCCCAAATATGCAGTGTGGTGTTGTCATAGCTCAAATGACTCCAGCATCCAGGTTCAGCAACCCTACCTCCATGCCTACCTACCGCAACAGTGGAAGGCTCAGAGGAAGAATGTGAGGTCTGTCCAGAACATTGCCTTCAGTCAGAAGAATGGCTTTTCCAACAGGACCTTTGTCGGTGTCAATCATAGCCAGGCTTGGTTTAAGAATTACACGATGGACCTGTCCAACCTGGAAGGGACTGAGCTGGACCTGATTTGGATGGACGAACTTGTTCCTTTGGCCTGGGTTCAGACCCTGAAATATAGGTTGGTCTCACGTAGGGGCAAAATGGTCATAACTTTCACTCCGATAGAAGGTTATACACCAACCGTAAAAGACGCCTGTGAGGGTGCCATTATCGAGGAGACAAGGCCTGGGAAGCTGTTAGACCCCAAGGCACCTTCAACCATACCAGGAGTGCCCAAGGGGCACATGCCATACAAAGCAAGGACAAGACAAGGCAATGGACAGATATTTTGGTTCTTCAGCGAGTTTAACCCTTACTCACCGTTTGATGCCATGGAGAAAACCCTCAAGGGTCGGACCAGGGAAGAAATTGAGATACGTGCGTATGGGTATGTTTCCAACCCTATTGTTGGTAAGTTCCCGCGATTTACAGACAGGAATATTGTCAAGGCCGACCAGGTTCCAAGAGATGGGACAAACTATCTGGTGGTGGACCCAACGCCTGGGGACCGCAATTGGTTTATGCTTTGGCTGCGTGTTGACGACCTTGGTCGCGTGTTTGTTTATCGTGAGTGGCCTGATTTTGATAACTACGGTGAGTGGGCTCTACCATCTGCGAAGATGGACGGGAAGAAGGGCCCAGCGCAAACGGCAGATTGCGGCCGGAATTTACAACAATATAGAAACCTGATCAGAGAGCTTGAGAGGACTGATGGTGGCATCCAGGAGAGGTTTATTGACCCCAGGGCAGGTAGAACAGCAGTTCTAAGTCAGCGAGAACACAATCAGAGTTTGATTGATTTGCTTTCTCAACCAGAGAGAGGCGCAGGAGGTGAGGTCACCAAGGACGGTTTGTTGTTTACCCCGGCACCTATGACCCACATCGACGAGAGCTGTGCCCTTGTCAACAATTTGTTTTCCTATAACCTCTCGGAGGAGGTGTCTGTTCTTAATGAACCCAAACTCTATGTTTCGGAGGCGTGTAAGAATTTAATTTATTCTCTTAGAACCTGGACAAATGCCGACGGTGACAAAGGGGCCAGCAAAGACCCTGTTGACTGTCTAAGATACGGCATACTCATGGACCCCATCTACGTTCCAAGAGACCAGGAATACTCCACCAGCATAGGTAGCTACTAATGAACACCGACAAATTGGTTTCGACAACCGAACCAAACATTTCTGAATTGCGGAGAGACTTCCGTAGGGCTCACACCGACCGGCGAATGACCAACCGTGTCCAGGAAGCAGACAACACACGGTTTGCATTCTGGAACGGTCAAAGCAGTGACGGTAAGAAACACGCAGCCGACATTGGCCAACAACCATTTCCCTGGGAAGGTGCCAGTGACACCCGCATTCGATTAGCAGACGAGGTCTGCAACTTCATGGTAAACCTGGGGACTTCTGCCGTTTCCAAGGCAGCCCTGAATGTTGATGGGGTTGAGTCAAGTGATTGCAAGGCATCTGGTGCAGTGGGGTTATACCTACGTTGGATGCTATCGAATTTGATGCAGCCAGACTGGGAAGAAGAGCTGGAACTGCACTCCGAATATGCGGCGCAATATGGTTGGAGCGTCCTTCATGTAACCTGGGAGCGCTGTTATGCCCAGGTGCCCCGCGAAATAAACCTCCAAACACTCACCGGCTACTTAGGGGCCGACAACCCGCCGAGTGTTGACGCTCTAACCGCTGCCCTGCAAAACGAGCAGGAATACCTGGCTGACCTCCTGGTCGCAGGCAACAAAGGCCTGACCAGGACAAAGGCTCTCAAGCACATCAGGGAGATTGTAAACACTGGTAAGACCACCTTTGAGGTGCCCGAGATGACTAAGAACCAGCCATCTATTGTTGCACTCCGTCCTTACCACGAAGTCCTGTTCCCGCCTGAAACCACCGACTGGCAACGTGCCAGGGCCATCTTCAGGAGGGACTTTTACACGGTCGCTGAGATAGAAGAAAAGGCAGCCTCTGGCGAGTGGGACAAAGACTTCTGCGAAGCCATCAAGAAGACTGCTGGCAACAACACGTCTACGTTTGAATACGGTGTCAGCCCAGTGGTAGGCACCAGCGAGACCATGGACGACAAGAGCAACCTGGTAGAGGTTGTTCATGCCTATTCTCGAAGAACCACTGACAGTGGTATGCCTGGCATCTACCTGACAGTGTTCTCTCCTTACCTGGAGAGAGACCCTCGAGGAGAGGAGGTCTTTGGTGAACACCGACTGGTAACTGAAGCAGGCGACACTTACCCGTTTGAATGTTTTACTAGGGAGAAGACCCGTCGCAGCCCTATTGAAAGCAGGGGAGTGGCTGAGATTGTTAAGACCTGGCAGAACGAAATCAAGGTCCAGTCTGACAGTCTGACCGACCGATCAAGCTTCGAGATACTTCCACCACTCAAGGTGCCCTTGCGCTACGGTCAAAGAATTAAAGTGGGCCCAGGTGTCCAGGTGGCCGAGCAAAGGCCCAACGACATCTCCTGGATGGAACCACCTCGTCGAGGTTCTGAACTGGCATTCCAGCTCATCAACGATATTACCGTTCGGACAGACAGGTATTTCGGTCGGCCCAACGCAGCCATACCACCCGTAGAAACCCAGCTCAACCAGCAGGCCTACGTGCATCGCTGGTTGCGTCACATGTCTTCAGTGGTCGGCAGAATGTGGGAACTCACTCAGAAGTTTGACTCTGATGAACGTTTTGCCCAGGTGACAGGCACCAACATGGGCATCCCTCGAGACCCTAATAAATACAACCTGAGCCTGCACTTTGACATTCGCGAACTAGACAACGAGTTTGTGCAGAAAAAACTTCAGGCCATCTCACAATTTGTCTTGCCAGAAGACACCATGGGCATCGTCGACAGGACTAAGCTTATCAGGAAGAAGCTCCAAGTTATCGACCCAACCCTGGCAACAGAACTGGTCACAGAAGAGGCTGAAGCTACTAAGAAGATGTTTGACGACGTCAACAACCAGGTAGCCCTGATGGCCTTGGGTAACCAACCTAACTTCGTTGAGAACGACCCGAGCGCAGGCATCAAGTTGCAGTTCATGCAGCAAATCATTGCCTCCAACCCTAAATACCAGGAACTGCTCCAGGGAGACGAACAGTTCCAACAACTTGTCCAGTCGTTCTCGCAGAACTTGAATATGTCTATGATGCAGCAGCAAAACAAACAGATCGGACGAATAGGAGTGAACCCGAATGGATGATTATGAATTCCAGGGCTACCCGCCCGAGTTGTTGCAGGCATTTGCCATGAGCGAGGACCACCCTGTTCGCCAGGGCCTGCTCTATATTCTCAACGAATCAATGAAGGGTGAAGCCCTGGCAACTGCTGCCCCAGATGCCAACGACGGCCAAAGACACTACCAGGCTGGGCGTCTGTCCATGATGCAGGACATGTATTTCGGTTTTGAGAACCTGTTCAAGGACGCTAACAAACCGAAAGAAACTGAGTAGACCCCCTTGACGCCAAAACTGTTTCTCTTACTTTTCGCTTTAGGTGACTAACACCTTGGCCCCTCAGGCGCCACCAAGACCTGTGTGAAGGGTAACTTGCGACCCGATTGAACAGCATGTCCGACGATAAAACTACGACTGTAGAACACCAGCCTACAGTGGAAGACCTACCTGATTCTGGTGCAATGGACGCAGTAAGAGCGGCGATCAAGCAAAGCCTTGGCGACTCTGAACCCTCCGAACAAAACGCAGAAACACCACCTGTGCCCGAGGCTACGGAAGGCGAATTGCCGCAACCGGAAGAGCCAAAGGCAGAGACGGACTCTGACACGAACAACGACTACTCCTGGCGCAAGCGTGTTGACAAACTGACATGGCAGAAGAACGAACTCCAACGTGAGATCGAAGACCTGCGTGAGAAACAGTTTGAGCTTCAAAAGCAGCAACGCCAACCAGCAGAGCAGTCGCAAACTGGCATTTCAGACCTCATCCAGGAGGCGTCAAGCTTTGACGACCTGGAGAGGCTTGAGGACCAAGCCCTGGAAGCGGAAAGGTGGGCAAAGAAAGCCCTCTCACGCTATCGGCGCGACCCAGAATCGGTAGAAGGAGAAATCAAGAATCGCACTGGGCAAGAACTGCCCGACGATGTCGAAGCCTGGTTAGAAGACCTTAGCATCAATGCTGAGTTCTCCAGGGAGAGCGACATACCCAAGCGAAGGAAACAGATTCTCGAGCAAACCCGGTCTTTTGAGTTCGCATCCGAAAAATACCCATGGCTGAAGGACCCTCAAAACCCTGCACGGGCATGGGTCGATCAGGTTAAGCAGGCGAACCCTGCTATTAAGCAACTGCCTGAAGTGGACCTGTATCTTGCTAGAGCCTTAGTTGGCTTCTACGTAGAGCAAGAACAGGCCAACAAGGCAAAAGTAGCAAACACAACACCTGACCCCACGCCTCAACCTGGGAAGCCTGCTGCACAGAAGGCAACCCTGAGTGCATCGGAAGAAGCTATTGCCAGTGCCAAGAAACGTGTGATGAAAACCGGCTCGAAGGATGGTCTTAGAGACTTCATCAAAGCGGCATTTATCAACTAAGGACAACTAGATATGGCATCATTATTAGAACGCAGTCAGGTCGCAAAACGTGAAGACTTACTCGACCTGTTGACACGGGTTGACGAGAAGGCGACCCCTTTCATGTCCCTTGTGAACAAGGGAACCACCCCTCAGAACACCCGCATGGACTGGCCTGTAGACGCTTATGCATCTCCTAGCCTGGGTGGAATTGTTGACGGTAAGGACATCACCGAGACCGGTGGTGGCGACTACGAGAACCCAGCAGGTTCCCGAGCCCTCCTGTTCAACTACCTCCAGACCTTCAGACGTGCAGCCATGATTTCACGTCTGGCTGGTGACGTTTCTGTCATCGCTGGTGTAGCCGACGAAAAGGCAAACGCAGTTGCAGTCAAAGGCGTTGAACTTCTCCGAGACATGGAAACAACCATGCTCTCTGACCAGGAGTTCGACACAGACGACGGAACCAACCCTTACTTGCTTCGTGCAATGGGTGTTTGGGTTCGTGGCGATAGCACAATCAACACGGCAGGTTTCGGTTCCCTGGCTGGTCAGGCTTCTGGCTTCGAGGTTCCCGCCGCCTTCCGTCCTGCTGACGGTCAAATCAACGGAGACGCAACCGCCGACCTTACTGAGTCCGACATTCAAACCATGCTTCAGACCATCTGGACGAACACTGGAATGATTGGTGACTACAAACTGTTCTGCGATGCAACTCTTCGCCGAGCATTCACTGACTTCACCCGCACGATTGCAACCGCTGGTTACAGCCAACGCAACCTGAACTACGACGGTGACGGAACCAAAATCACCAACACGACCACCATCTTTGAAGGTGACTTTGGTCAAGTTGAGGTCATTGCCGACAACTTCATCGGAGCAAATCGCCCAGGAGTTACCTTCGCCCAAGAAGCTGGCCGAGGCTACTTGCTCGATATGGACAAAGTGGATGTCCGGTTGGAGAAATCGCCAACGGTCGAAACTTTTGAAGACCGTGGTGGTGGCGAACGCATCATGATTGAAGGCCGAGCAACGCTTCAGGTCCGCAACCCTAAGGGTCTCGGACAGTTCAGCCCTGCTCTCTAAGAGTTGTTGCAACAACTCTGAACAATTCCAGGTGTGGGTCACCTGGTCACGCAACACACCTCCTGGGGGGGAGAGGGGAAACTCTCTCCCTCCTTACGGGGACAGATTTATGTCAGACATCACACAAGAAGTTAGAGACAAACTCGCCCAAGCTCACATCGACTCCCATGAGCGGCGTCACGCTGAAGCCATTCAGCGACAACGTGAGATTGCTAAACACAACCAGGACCGTCGTTCTATCAATGGAATGGGCCGACCAGTCATGGAAGTGGACAACAAGGTCTACCAGGAGTGGACCAAGCGAGAGGGCAAAGAGATTTGGAAGGACCCCGACTTCAGAAAATACATGGCTCGCAACAACCCCGAGCTGCGTGTGAAGAGCGGAGGCACTGGAAAGACTCAGGTTGGTTATGGCTCATAGGCCACTCAACTACAGAACAGTCCTCAAGCAGGTTTGCAACCTGGCAGGCATTGACCATGACACGCTACCCACAACCGAGTGGCGACTCATAAGAGACTTGGTCAGTCGACGTATTAGGTTTGGTTGGGAGGCCGCCAAGTGGCCTGAAGTCTGTGTAACTGAACAACGCACCGTCACCCAAAGCGGAGGTGATGAAGGCAACTTTATAGCACTTGACCAGGCAGGTCAGACCGAGATGTCTGAGGTCTTCGCAGTCTGGAACAAGTCACCCAAGGCAAACACAGACGTCCAGAGCCTGTCTCACTACCTGAGTGAAAACGGAGTTCAGATTTCATCCAGCAACTCTCAGGTCTACATTCAATTTCGCAAAGTGGCACCAGAGTTTGCTGGTGAACTTTACAGCCAAAGCAAAGCCTACGTCACAGGCGACCATGTCTATGACAACAGTCACGGCAACTTTTATATAGCCCTCCAGGACGTAGCCTCAGGGGCAGACAATAGTCCAAAGACCCAACCAACTTATTGGTCTTTGGTTTCCGTTCCATACTTATTCTCAGACTACCTTATCAGAGGTGCCTACGCAGACTACCTGCGACACAACGGGGAACTCGACAGGGCCAGGGTAGCAGAGTCGGACGCAAGAGGGGCCCTGGACCACGAACTTTTAAAACTACACACCCAACAGGGGCAAACCACCAGGCTGCAAGTTTCGACTTATTAATTTGCTCCAGGTGACTAACACCTACATCTCATGCCATCACTAATTACAGGAGTCGATAATAACGACGTTTATAGAACAGTCAGAGTCGGAGACGACGGTCATTTTGGGTCCAGCAAAGGAACCTACCAGAGTGGAGCAGGAACCCTGAACGGTAATTTCAGCTATATTTTTGCACATACCAGCACCGTTCTAACCAGCGTTACTAGCCCCAACCTGACTGGCACCTTAACAAACATATCTCTTCAAGCAGGTAGCACCTGGCGTTGCTGTTCTGCGACCCAGATTGTGGTTAGCACTGGAGCGATTACTGCCTACGACGCATGAGCAATGCAGGTCTAGGAACAGGGTTCGGGTTCGCACCCACAACCAACAGTGACGTTGTCGTCAGTGAATATTTTTTAATCGAAAGCGACAACGACAATTTCCTGACTGAAGACGGGGACTACTTAACAATTGCTGATCACTCCGACAATTAAGCACCATGGCCAACACACGCATCAAAGATATTTCGACTACGACGTCGACTACAAACGCAGACGACTACATTGCCATCGATGGCGCAACGTCAGGCACTCGTAAAATTACAGCCTCAACGCTCGGTGGTAATTTTGACGAGAATGTGGTCGTGGAGTTCGGTGGCAACAAAACCACCTACGCCAGCAATTTTCTCCGCTCTGAGAACGGTAGCTACTACATCGATGCCTACAATGTCGGTGGCGACATCGTGTTCCGAACGAGTGTAGCCAGTGCGCTGGACACTCAGTCGATGCTCATTGACGGTGCAACTGGGTTTGTAGGAATAGGGGGCTCGCCCACGTATGAGCTGGATGTGACAGCTGCCAATGCGCGAATTGCCGCCACTTCGACAGGTGGTTGTGTCAATCATTTACAGGCTGACAACACAGGCGCATACGTTGGGCCTCTGAGCAATCACAACCTGTATTTCAAGACCAACAACATCACTCGCGCAACCATCGACACTGGCGGCAATCTGATTCTTCAAAAGGGCGGCGGCGCCTACCTCCAGCTCAAAGACGCCAGCGCAGTGCGCGGCTCTATCAATGTTGACACAAGCGATGGGTTGATTTTCACGACTGGTGCTTCGTTCACCGAGCGAATGAGAATCGAATCGACGGGAGTCGGCATATTGAATTCCTCGCCGGGTGACTACTTCAGTAATGCCAATGCGCTGGTGGTGGGAACGGGGGCAGACGCTCATCAGGGAATTTCTATAGCCACTAATTCAGATGGGGGAGGGCACCTATATTTTATGGATGGTGTGGCAGCAGCACCGGGTAGAATCAGCTATTACCACACT